TGGTTCATAAATTCCTTCCCGTAATTACACGTAAAATCAAGTAACAAGGACGCTTGGGCCATAATTGACCCCACTCCACCATTAACAATGGAGTATACTTTTGTTATACAATCTAAAGCAAACCGCAAAGTCTTCTCTAAATATGAAAATATGGAGACAAACGAACTGTCTGCAATGGCACTGGCCCCATTACGTAATGATGTCAACAACGACTCTAAATTTTGAAAAACCCCCGCTTCAATAGCATTGTTAACACCACTAGTTAACTTATTAACACCACTCATACACTCTGCAAACTTCTTGCGTTCATCATCAAACATCTGGAATTTACTAAGCTCCGGACCGGGGTTAGCTTCAACACCCTCCGTAGTTAAATCCTTAACAAAAGAACTATCTATATCTTTCAAACCAAACACATCCCTCATCTGAAATAATCCACCTGGGATTCTAGTCTGCCCAAGCGTTACGGGAAAATATACCATAAAATCATCAGCTACACTGTGCCATAAATACGAACGATACGTTGAAATAGCACCATCTGGATCATTTGGACTAGCAGCAATAGAGAATCCAATATTCAACTGTGGCCAGCCAGTTTTATAACCTCCACTAGTTGCTTGCCCAAATGCATAGGCTACCATTGGATAACGCCTATAATAAGGCACCTCTAACACATGTTGTTGCTCCTTCGCCACTGACCATTGTGTCGCACCACTAAATGTTGTAGATAAATTTATGTGTAAAAAAGTAATACCAGTAGTAGTGGGAATTGGAACTAATTCCTTTGACCAATCGGGTGTACTAAATCCTGTGACATTTAAGCTAACACCAGTATCAGTAGACACATGAAATCTATTACCACCATTAGCCGCCAAATATGAGGCTAAAACGATCATATGCTCCCTTCCCATAAATGCTGGTACTTGATAAAAAACACCGTACTCAAATAGTGATGCATCAGTAGTATTAGCTAATGCAGTAGCACCAGCAAAATTTGGCCTCCGCAGCAGGAATAACACATTATCATGTTCTTGCTTCAAATAACCATTTTGCGGCCGTGTAGCAGATTTATAGGCAACTTGCTGCGTACTAACCTCTCTTGCAGTATCAGACACTTCCTCCATTTGGAAAGCTCCTGTTACCAAACCTCCAACCTTTTTCTTAACGGCAATATGTGGATTGAGAGCTTGTAACCATATTGAAAAATTAAGAGTCTGTGACGCACTCGCAGTGGCTTGTAACCTATTCCATACCACTACTTTCAACACCCCATAATTAGTTTGACCCGTTCGCAACATTCGAGACATTGCAGAAAATGGTATATCAATCGAAACCGACGTCTCAGACGCCACATTCAAAATAGCGTGTGGTAATTGAGTTAGTGAATTAAGACCAATATAATTCGTATCTGCCAGTCCTAATTCCAAAGGAACCCACACTAACATAAGCGCCCCTTGATGGAAAAGCGTCGGATTAATACGCAAAGTTGCCTTCATATCCATTCGGAAAAATTCATGGTAATCACTCAGGCCAAAAGTAGCAACGTCTGGTTGGAAAAGAGCCGAAGGTAAAGCCAAAACAGATATAGAATCAAAAATACTCGCTGAGGTTGCAAACGATTGCGCGGCAGATATTAAATACTCACGAGTTAGAACATTCTGAGAATCAGCAGTAACAACATTTGCCGATATAGCTGCATTCGCTAAATTCGAAGCAGATAAACCTTGCTGCGGTAACTTATGCACAGTTTCCTTAACATTCGTCTTAACAACCTCTTCATTCATTTGAAATGATCCATTCAAATAAAATTGTATGCCAGCTGGAACTTGTCTTGGCACCTTAAACTCAAAGTCATCAAGTGCCGAGATATAAACATTTACATCAATGTTAGTGGCGACTGACCCATTAACAGCAAGCGCATTCTGTACAAATATGTTAAAAATACCCAGAGTTTGAGTAATAGTAGGTATCACATTACTATGATTACGCACATCCAAATAGTCAGCACTTGAAACATAAGGTATATCCAATGAAGTCCTATTATTAAACCCCAAATCCAGGGTAGCGGATGTACAATTTCTTGCTTGACTAAAAGTCATAGCACTCAAATTAGGATTAAAAGCCACATATAATTGACCTTGATGAAATCGTGTTGACATACATTCAACTGTAAAACGTAATCCACCACGCCAATAATTGTACAAATAACCAAAATAAGACAAAGGAGTATTGTCTACTACTACACCTGTTGTTGTGTATGTTTGCATAGGATCAACACTATACTGTTCTAATAAAGAACCTCCCACCAAAGTGGTATTCCAAGTCAAAACAGCAATACGCGTAGGTATTTTAGCTCTCTCCGGAATACTCAATAAACGCATACTTTCTGCAAACGTACTAGACATTAAGTCTGATTGCTCCAAAACTTCATCATCATCACGCAGTGCAAGACTTGCAACTTCCTTTGGTAAATTACAAGTTGAATAATCACCTGCTACAGAAGACACGACATGTGGTGTATCTTTAATACCTGGTGAAGGAAATAACGACTTCGCTACATTTCCTATTATAGGCAACATTGCACCAATCTTACTAACTAATTGCTCCTCCATCTGAAAACAACCATTAATAATTAATTCATTATCACACTCGTTAACCATAAATATTTCATCAATAGTTACCTTATTATTGTCTATATCAACCAAAAATAACTCACCGTCATTAATCATATCAATAATCTTTTGATTTCTGTCATCAATAAACAGAGGACTTTGGTAAAGCGCAGTTAGATATTCATTAGTTGTAGCCATATTGAAAGTTTTTCCGACGTCCGTCTTTTAACGTCCCGGAATAGACGACTTTACCCAAGCAGGGGCAGGTTCCTTAGGTATGAGCCTACAAATATAACCGATCCTCCAGCGATCAAACCGCTACGTTTACAACATAACGCAGAAAAGTAGTACTGAATTTAAAGTGACAGCACCACCACCTATCAATTAATACTCGAAATTGATATCTGTGAGCAATTGCATATACACCAACGCTAGGGGATTTCACACCCTTATCCCAAGTGGTGACGCCCGAAGGTCAAGCCACAAGAGTCTCCCTCACGGGAGCTAACAATGTACATACAACATCTCACAAATAATCCTTCCAAACATTAACCAATCACAACCAAACTGAACGCAGAAAGGAAAAAGTCCAAACCCACAAACAGTTTCAATGAAACAGCTCATGACGAAGATCATACGTACTATGAGAAACAGCCGCACGGCAGAGTCCCAATTTCCGATATGTCTCCAGGATGGATCGTTCTATCGCGAACGCAGCGTTAAGAGAGAGGTGCAAGGCCAAAGGCCTT